GTTTTTGTATAAGATTATGTTTAAATTGTCATAGAAAAATAAATGAAGATTATGAATATATAGATTATTGGCACAAAATAGCACAAAATTACTATGAAGAACATTATGGTACTAGAGAAGATTTTATTAAAGATTTTGGTAGAAATTACCTATAAAAAAAGAACGATTTTATCGTTCTTATATTTTTTTTGCTTGTGGTGTGCCATCTGCATTACATAAACATACCCAGTCATTACCATAGTTGCCCCATTTACCCCATACTCTGCCATTTTCTTTTACAATACTTACTATATCTAATATAGTAGGCTTTTCAGGACAATAATAACTTAATTTAGCTTTTGCATTTTTATTAGTTGATACTAATAAAGCATAATCAGATTTACCCCATCTTTCAGGTAGTTTTGCTAATTCCCATACTCTAAATTCATTTAAACCTAAATTAGGTGATTTTCTTACTGATTTAGTATATAGCAATTTATACTTGCCTGGTTTCCATTCTTCTTCTGGTTCTAGTTTTTCTCTTACTTTACTTCTAAACCAATTCATATCTTTGCCAAACTTTTTAGTCCAATTCTCTGGATCACTATGATTTGAACCATATCCTTTTAAGTATGCTTCGTGATGTCCTACAATACTATCTACTGATAGATTAAATTCTTTGCATAAATAAGCACATAATTCAGCTGCTAAATCAAATGCTTTATTAAAGTAATCTTCATCAGTTAAACCATCTTCACATATTTCAAATTGAATATGTCCAGTTGGATTATAATTATATGAACCTTTTTTACCACTACCAACACCCCAAGCAGCTTTATTAAATGGTAGTGTTTGATAACATCTTACATCACCATTTTTATCTTTACCTATAAAACAATGTACTCCTACATTTAAACCTGGTCTATTCCAAGAATTATTATATTTATTTACTCCTAGTAGTCCATCATCTGGTTGAACATATCTTCTTAAATTAGGATTGTTTGCACCAGTACTATGTACTACAATACCTACTGGTTTAATAGTAGCACTATATTTATAGCAATCACTTTTTGTTAATAAGCATTGTTTTAGTTCCATTCTATTTTTCTCCTTTATTATAATTATAATTTGAAATACCTAATAGAATACCTAAACAAGTAGCTAATATTGAGCAAGTTCTCATTATCTCTGTCCCATAAGGCAAATTCCAAACACCAGATAATTGTTCATACGCATTACCAAACGCACCAAGTCCAATTAATGCTACCCATTTTAAGATATCATATACTTTGTTTGACATTTTCATTAAATATCATCTCCTTTATAATAATTTATCATAAAGTCAAGGGACAAACGGGGACAATTTAAAAGAATAGAGATTATACTCTATTCTACTAGCCATACATCTTCAACTTGTCTATCTCTACAATCAAAAGTATCATATATAGTTGGTAAACCAGTTTTTCTATCAGGTTTGCTACATACTATATGACCTCTCATTGTAATTAAAAGAGTATTATTAGGAAACATACTAGATACATAACCTACACTACCTTGAATACCATTTAATCTTTGATAAGTTCTATCTAAATAATTTCTTACAAATTCTCTTTTATCTAGTAAAGTTCCTTCATATTGTGCTATATCACTTAAATAATCATATACATAATCCCATGATCTATTAGTAGCACAACTTATTGCACGAATAACACAATCATCTTCATATTTATTTAAAGCATTTGCATTATAATACTTATACATTATCTCATACTTCTTTGTAATGTTTCATTAAGCATTTGTTTTTGTTGTGGTTCTGTTGCTTCTTCATATAATACTTTTATAAAATCTTCTAATGATTTTACCATATAATGAAAACTTTTATCAGATTCTTCACCAGCACCATATCTATTACGAGAATCCATATATCTTCCATAATCTCCAGCCATTCTATCTATTTCTTCTTCTCCACGATATTTCATATCTCTACCTCTACGACCATAGCTATCGCCATAGTTTCCATAGTTTCCATATTCACCATATCTTCCATAACTATCATATCCTGGTCTACGACCATAATTTCCATAATTCATATTTTCATCCTCCTTCATCATATGTTTTATTTTACTTAACTTGTATAAATATTCTATGTTATTCATATTTATATCTTGTTCAAGTACATTTTTTATTTGTTCTTCAATTTTAGTTTTTAATTGTTCTTCCATTATTTATCCTCCTTTCTTAAAAGAGTTAATATTTCTTCTTGGTTTTTAATTATCCTTTCGAAATATTGTGTATCTTGTTTTTGCAATTCTCTCATTAAATCAGTATTATTAAAATCTCTTATCAATAAAATAAGACTATATAATTGCAAAATTAAAGATGTTTCATCTAAATTATTTTTCATTAAATTCTAGATATACTAAATGTTGCGTTAGTTATAATTGCTTGTGTAGTTGCTATTGGTGTTGTAGCGTCAGTAGGCGTAGGAACACTTGAAACTGATTGCACGGAAATATTTGTAGTTCCTCTAGGACATACTCTTAATTTTTTATCAAATGAAATAGTTTCATAATCATCAGCTGCTGCAATTGTTACTGCTCTTAAAGTGTCTGGTATCATCACACCATCTTGGAATAAAGCAATGGCTACTACACCTGGTGTTGCTGTACTTACAGAAGCACTAAATTCTACATCATAATAGCCTGTATAACCATTTCCAAATATTTTAAAATTAGGATTTCCATTTGAATAATCTAACCAACCACAGCAAGAAGCACATCTAGTTCTAACAGTTGTTTCATCAAAAGTTACTGGACTTGAATTGCTAGGTAAAGCTAATGGTTCATTTATAATTGTTTCTATCATATATATTTCTCCTTTCAAATTAAAATAAAAGAACAGACACTTGCCTGTTCTCCGTTCAGTACCGTTCAGTACCGTTTGCTTTAGCAAGTTCTCGTATTCGAGTTAGTTGTATTCAACTCTATGCTATTAAATAAATTGACTTGTTGTGTTAAATCCACAGCCGCAACTATTGTTGTTTGGGCAAGTGAATATAGGTGTTCTACCATAAACTGGTGTTGATGGTACTGGGCAGTTTGCTAATCTGTTGTATAATTGGTCAACTTCGTTAGCAAATCCTTGAGCAATAAATGCGTTTTGTGCAACTTGACTTGCTTGTAAGTCTTTCATTGATAATTGTCTTTCAAGGTCTGCAATCTTTTCGTTTTTAGCGTCAATCTTGTCATTGCATAATTGGTCTAAAATTCTTTGAGTATTAGCAGTTTGGTTGATTAATACATCTTTTAATCCATCTGCTAAAGCAGCTCTATCAGCACAATTCTCACTTAAAATTGTTGAATTTAAGTTAGCAATTCCAAGTCTATTTTCACAGCAACAATCAGCAAATTGTCTACTTAAATCAAATGCAGTATTCATATTTGCCATTTGTCTATTAGTAGCTGCAATTTCACTATTGTAGAATCCATTATTTATTGCTGATGTAACACTTGCAGTTGAGTTACAAATTGCATTTTGAATATCATTTACATCATCTCTAATTCCTTCAACTTGGTTGCTTAAATGTAATGAATTAAATCCATCACTTGTATGGTTCATAATGTCTTTTTGTCCGTTTGATAACCAAGCAAAGTCATTATTTCCACCCCAACCACCGAAACCATTGTTTCCGTTGTTAAATCCACCAAGTAAAGCGATTATTAAAATGATCCAAATTGCTCCGTCGTTGCCAAATCCACCAAAGCCACCATTACCAAATCCACCCATTGCTGGATAAACTGGATAAGGATAAGCCCCATTGTTTGTAGCTAATTCCACAGTTGGTTGAATTCCTCCGTTCATTTATTATTCTCCTTTCCATATATTTAAACCTATTGCTAGTTTATAAGTTTATATAGGCATACATAACTAGCATATATGCCTGTATAAGCCTATAAACGGCTTATTTAAGTTTATTAATAACATCATCACCTATACCAAATTGTCTTGCACGATTAAAAAGCATTTCCATTTGTTCTGGTTTATAGTTTTTAGTTACTTCTTTAAATATCTCTTGTGGATTGCTTTTGTTTCTTTGTGCTTGTTCTAGAAATTGAAACATCTGTGGATTCCTTGCTTTCAACTGGTTCATTAATAGGTTCATCATTTGATTTTGCATTTTCTATCATTCCCTTCATTTCATTTATTTGTGCTTGTAACATTTCTATTTGTATGTCCTTATTATCTTTTTGTATTATTTCGTTTAATTCATAAGTTTTAATATCACCTTTTGCACCTTTAATCCATACAACTGACATATCTTTGCTAAAAAATGGTGTGTCAAAATAAACTGATTCTCTTTCTACATCTTCAATAGTATTTGCATACCTCATTGTGTGACTATTAGTAGGTGCAAGTTGAAATGTTTGGTTAATTGCAGGTTGTTGATTATTATTATTTTTCATTTGTTCTTTCATTTGTTGCAGTTTAGCTATTTCATTGTCTATTCTTTCATTTAACCCAATTTGACTAATATTAGGGTTGTAATTCATCATATATGGATTATTAAACATAAATTCATCTCCTTACACTAAAAAAAGAAGTAATACAAATTTTGTCATTATAAGACTATCAATAGGCTCATTGCCGTTTTGAGATTTTTCCATTTGTATTGCTCCTTTCTGTTAGTTTTACTAACAATTTAAGTTTATCACTTAATAAGATTTAAAAAATGCCAGTAAAATGCCTATTTTATGCCACAAAAAAAGAGAGAGCCTATATGACTCTCTTTATTTTATTTATTATAGATTTTCTTCTTCTATTAACTGATCTTTCACTCATATTTAACTTTATTGCTGTTTCTATTATTGTTGATTCAATTAACCATAAATCTAATACTTGTTCTTCTTCCTTTGTTAAATATATTTTAGATTTTATGTCAGATATTTCTTTCTTAGTAAAAGATAACTTTGCCATTATTTTTTCTTTCTTCTAGCAACTTTTCTTTTAGAACTTTTCTTAGTTTTTACATTATGTGTTCTAGTTTTCTTAGATTTTAGTATTATTCTAGCCATTATCTATATCTCCTGTAGTTATATTTCCATCATTATCAGTTTC